TCGTGACCTTGGCGATGGTCATGTATGCGGCCTGTATCTTGCGGAAAAAGTCATCAGCATCAAAGCCCATGGGAAACCGAAAATCATGCGCGATACGGTCGGCCAGCATGTAAACCGTGCCTTCCTCAAACTCATCGGCAAGGGGGAATGTGTCCGCAAAATCAAGCGCAACGTGCGTAATATCAACGCCCGCAAGTTTCCATGCCGCAAGCATCATGTTCAAATCTTCAAGCGCCGCCGCTGCGTCCTCTGCCGCAGCATCGTTGCCGTGCGCAACAACACGCGCCTTGCGCAAGGCTCTGCTGCAAATGTCGCGTGCTGTAGCCATTTCACTTGCCCTTTAGCTTGGCGGGTGTGTCCACCCAACCTTTCGGCAATTTGCCATCTTCAAAAACGCGGGCTTCGACCTTGCCGTCTTTGCCCAACCGATACCCGTATGTCATCGCGTTACCTCACAAAAAAAGAAGGGGGCCAAAGCGGCCCCCCTCCGTTGCTTTAGCCCCAAAGGCGGCAAGCCAGATCAGGATAGATCGACTTGATGCCGTAGAGAATATCAAGGCGAATGATGTCCTCATCCGCGTCAATGTCGTAGTCTTTGACAACACGCACCGACAGGCCGTTGTGGCTTTCACGTGCTTTGAACGCTGCGCCGTCAGGCATGTCCAGCGGGCAGGCGACCAGTGCAAAGGCGTTCCTGTGGAAGCCCATGTTCTGTGGATAGGAAGTCGCCGCCGTGCCAAACACGGTGATTGCTGCATTGTCCGCAGGCGCAGCATCAACCGTCTGGTATGGGCCAGAAGTGATGATTGCCGGCGAGATTGTCAGCGTTGCTGGGCCAGTGGATGCGCCACTGTCAGCGTCAGCCAAAACCGTGAACTGCTGCAGATACGGCATAACGGTTTTGCCCGTTGTGCCTTCGCCTGGAACGGGGTTAACCGCATAGACGCCCGCAATCGTGAACACGTCACCCGCTTTCAGGATGCCCGTTGTCGAGTTTGTCCAGCCATCGGTGATCAGCGTTTGTGACGGTGTGCCTGTGGAGTTGGCATACGTCACGTTTTGCGAACCGCCGTTGACCAGCGGTGTGCCTGTGGCAACGCCAACTGTGTGGTTCTGGACGTTCTGCGATGAATACGTCTCAAACATCGCAACTTCACCCATCAGCGCCTTTTCATACGCCGACTTGCCTTTGGTGCCAACGCTGTCGAGCGTCAACTGATTGCCTGCCACGGCATAACGTGCCGCCGGGGAAAGAACCATTGAACGGTTGTCAGACAGAACGGCCATTTCATCCAAGCGCTGCGCTGCGCCCGCAACTGCCGCAAAGGTCGCTGGGGTTGTGCCGGGTGTGCCAACGCTGTTCCACACGTTCGAGTAGAGACCGTGCAGGGAACGATCGACCGTGTTCGCCAGGGTGATCATGGCGGGCTTGATGTACCGCTGAGAATACTCCTCAACGGAAAGCGTCAAGTCCTGCGTGGAAAACTTCCAAGAGACGTGCTTGCGCTGGTCAACCGTGATGCTGGTGGATTTCTCTTCTGCATCTTGGTTCACGCGGGTTGCGCCGTCTGCCGTGTAGAACTTCACGGGCTTGCGGATCGAGACTGTCGCGCCTTGACCGCCTGTGAAGTCTTTCTTGTACTCGCGGTGGACCTGGTTCGCCATCACAAGATTGTTTTCGAGTTGCATCAACGCTTCCTTGGCGATGAGGCTTGGTGTGATCAGTGTATTAGCCATTTTTTCGGCTCCTTAAAGTTTGCCCGCTTTACGCGCTGCCGCATACTCTGCCATTGTCATCTTGGCGGGGTCTTTGGTCGCGGTTGATTTGCCTTTGATCGGCGTAATCGGTGCGGGTGCATTTGTTTGTTGTGCGGGCTGGATCACTGATAAACGCGCTTCCAAAGCGCCCAATGCCCTTGCCTGCTCGATAGTCGGGAGACGGCTTATGCGTTCGGCCTCTTGCCTGTTTGTCCCAAGGTAATAAGCGACATCCGCGCCACTGTCCGACACCGCAATCATTTCTGCCACTTGGTCAGAAATAGGTGCCGAAAACGCCACTTTCTCAAAATCAGCATACTTTGACCGCGCTTCCTCGACTTGTGCCGCCCAGTTTTGGGCCGCTTCCTGTCGCTGTTGCTGCTGTACCTGCGTTAGCTGTTCTCGTTGGGCATTGATCTGTTCGTCGGTCTCGCGGATTTGGCGCTCATCCCAATTTCTAGCGGCGTGATATGCACCCGCCGCCATGAGATAATCGTTGTAATCCGCAAACTGCTCTTCCTTGGGGGGCTGATTTGCTGTTGCCGCCTGTGCAATTTTTTGGCGTAGCTGCTGTTGCTCACGCAGCTTCGCGTTGGCCTCGGCTTCGCTCTGCCTCAACCGTTCCAATTCCGCCTTGCGCCGCTCGCGGCGGGCTTTAGACGGGCTGATTTCCTCCGGCTGTTCGCCTTCGGCGGGCTGATCGTCAGTCTGCCCTGTTGTGCTTTCCGCCGCTTCCGGCGCTTCGGTCTGATCGACCTCAGTTTGCACGACTTCTGGGGCTGCCTCTTCGGCAACCTGCACTTCGTCGGTCATTTTTGGTTTTCCTTTTTAGGGGTTTACTTCACTTTGCCCAAATAGCATTGGAACGTGGCGTCCACGCCAATGCCAGTGGCGCTCCCAATCGCGCGAACGCGAATGTCTGAATTTTTGGCGACAATCAAATACGGTTTGAACTTGATTTCCTGAGAATTTTGCGCGGCTGAATTGAGGGAAATTCTGCCAGATGCGGGTCGAAAAACACCACCCGGCGTCCTCACTTCGATAACAAAATCCGCCAGACCAGCTTGTTTCTTTGTGATGGCAAAATATGCGCCAGTTAATATCGCATAATCACTATCACTAAATGTTGTTGCGGCCTTAAATGATTGCGTGTGATCGCTGGTCGCCCCCTCAACTGTGAGGTGAACTTTGGTGCTGTCGTTGGGAACGCCACCTGTCAGCGTGTCATCCTCGTACACGTAAAAGTCACCTGCCAGCGTGCCGGATACGACAAATGCCCGCGAAACCCTGCGGATCGGCTGATCTAGGGTGACTTTGCTTTGCCCGTTTAGCGTCACGGTCTGAGCCTTAAACCGAAACTTCTCGCCCGTTCCCGTTCCCGTTCCTGTATGCCCCTCAATAAACATTACAGTGCCAACATCTGCGGCATCGGATGATGACACGGTGTCGATGACATCATCGGTCACATATGTTTCATCACCGCCAAATTCCCAAACAGTTTCATACGCCGTCCCTAGACCAGAAATGCGCCCGAATTTCGTAAGCGTCTTGGCGTTCTCCCAGACGCTTACTTTATCGCCGTAGGTGCTGGCGATGATGCGTTCGGCCATAGCCATGTCAAAATCATGCCACTCCGTTAATGTCATTGCCTAGCCCCCATCATATTCTGCAAGGCAACAGCGACTTGCTGCTGCACGATCTGTGCAATCGCCTCGTTTAGCTGGCCGCTTGTCAGCGCCAATTCCAGTGCCTTTTCGGAAACCTCAAGCTGCGCCTTTTCGGCATCGGCTTCGGCCTCTTGCGTCTCCGCTGTGGCCTTCTGCATTTCGATCTGCTTGGATTGCATTTCCATCTGCATTGCCTGTTGCTGCAACTGCGCGGCCTGCGCCTGTTCCTGCATGGCCGCTTGCATCTGCTGTTGCTGCTCTGGCGTCATTTCTTCGGCATCGCGGAACTCAGGCGGCAACGTCTTTTTGAGACGCTCCGCAAACTGGTCAGCACCCGGCCAATCCATGTTTGTCGCAATCAAGTCGCCCACAATCGGCGCTGCTGCGGGGAAAGCCTGCACAAAGCTAATCATGCTCTCTGCCGCTTCCTGACGGCGCGTGCTGTAGTTCGGCCCAACGGCAACCTTGACGTTATATTTTCCGGTGGTCAGATCATTCGCAACAATCGGGCCATCCATCGTCATTTGAGGGACGTTAACCGCAACCTGCTTTTGCGTGTCGTCCTTGCCCGTAATGCGCAGAATGCGCGCCGTGTCGTAAACCTTGGGGATCATATCAACGATGATGCGGCCCGCGTATGTGATCGCCTTTGCCATGTTGTCCGAATAGATCGACGTTGATACGTCACTTTCCATCTGGCGCTGGCGGATTGCCACGCCGCTGGTTTCGTTGCTGCGCCCGCCCAGGCTGGCGTCATAAACGCCCGTTGTGGCCTTCATGTCCTCCGCTGCGGTCATAACCTCCTGCATCATGCCGCTTGACGGGATCGGTGGCGGAACGCGGCTAGGCTGGCCTGCCTTTTCGTCGGGGTTGTAAGGCAGGTAGGGGCGATTTGCGTCGTTCGCCTCGTTCCAAAATGTTTCAAAGCCCGCGATTTGCTTGGGCGTGACCAGATATGGGGCCTTCGGCTGCAGCGCAATCATTTCGGT